CCATCAGTAGCATAGTCATCCCAAAAAGTTCCTGCTGGTATTAACTGATCTATAGTGTTTACAAAAGCAAAAGTACAACTTGAAGAAGATATAGTTGCTGATGCTGTAGATGTAATTTGAAAAGTATTTGTTGTAACTGAGCCATTATTTATGCGATAAACACCACTAGCACCACCTCCAGCTACAGCTACAAAATTTATATAATTACCTTGAGATCTGCCATGATTATTAGAAGTTATTGTTATTGTCGTTCCAGATTGTACATAAGCTGCCGTAATAGTTTGACCACCTTCTGCAAATCCAATACTTTGTATTAATCTTTTTAAACTAACAGAAAACACATTCTTTAAATCCATAATAACTGCAAAGTCGTATGTTCCTGTAAGACTGTTTGCGGTATTTGTTAGTTGGAGAGCATCACTTACAATAGATAAATTAGTTTTTGTACCTGCAAATCCACTTGGAGTATCTGTATCTTCTCTATCTTCAAGTATTCGGATACTGTCAATTACATCAGGTTCATCTAAAATTATGCTTGTTTCATCTTCAGAAAATCTTGCTCCATCATCTTGAAATTTTAAAATATATTCACCCTCTAAAGACGGTACATCTGCCATTGTTGAGTTTCCAGCCAAAGCAGGTACCAAATCAACAGAGTTTTGAAATGTTCCTGTTCCATCTGTTTTATTACTGTGTCTTACATAAACTCTTCCACCATGTATAACATCTGCATCTGTGGAAAGATCCCATCTTAATCTCACTAATTTATCTGTAAGAGGTTCTAAAGATAGATTTTGTACAGGACCAGGTTTTGCAGTTTTACCTATCGCAACAAAATTAAGAGTAGACGGAGTTGTTGATAATATTAAAGCAGCATTATAAGAATAAACTCTAAATTCATAATCACCAGCAGCACTATCAAATATTTCAAAATCAGGTCTAAAAACATTAACACTTGT